GTTAGAAACAGAGCCAGAAGATTTAGACGTGACGATATGACAAGACCTGCAAGTCCTGCAGGAGCAGATAACACAGTCGTAGATGGGAGTAACTAATGGACAAAAAAAATGGACCAGATAAAAAATCAAATATTGTTTCTAATAAAGAACTTGAAAAAAGAAGAATAAAAAAAACTAATGAAAAAATTGAAGCTCGTGCTAAAGCATTTAAAGAAAAAATTAAATTAGGAAAAGCACATGAGGAAATAAAAGCATTAGGTCTCCCAACTAGCGTTGGTGGAATTAAAGCAGCATTAAATGAGGCAAAAAAATTTGGTTCAAAAATAACACCAAAAAAAATAAAAGCTTTAAGAACTTTGTTACTTGCTAAACAAAAAGGAAAACCTAAACCTCCTATTAAAAAGAAATCTGGTGGTAGATTAAGTGATGGTACTGCATTTATTAATAGTTTATATAAGGACAAACTATAATGGTTATTAGTAGAAGTTCAATACCACAACAGATAAGTAAACCTGGTGTAAAGAAAAAAAGTAAAGTTAAAAAAGTTTTAAAAGGTTTAGGTAAAGGTTTATTTAGTCCTGCAGCAGTTGCTTTTGAAGCTATCTATCCTACAGAAGCAGGTTCAGCAACTTTATTTACTGATGAAGAATTAAAAGAAATGAAACGTAAAGAAAAAGAAAATGAAAAGTCTATAAAAAAATATATGGGTGGTTCATTAAACAAAGGGAGAATGTGATGAAAAAAACTTTACTTAAAAAATTTAAAGACTTAACTATGGAACAACAAAAAAAAGTTGTTGAACAAGTTAAAGATATTCCTGAGTTTGCAGGTAAAAAAGTAGGTGAGATAAAAAAGAAACTAAAAGAAGTTTTTACAAAAGACATGTCTTCTAAACAAAAACTTATTAATAGTATGAGAAAAAAATTAAAAGAAAGAAAGCCACCTATTGATGTAAGTGATACTTTAAGAGGTAAGGGTAAAGAAACTACAATGGTTAATAGAGTTCCACCTGAACAACAAATGACTAAAAATAAAGCTATGGATTTAAATTTATTTGAAGTTCCTCAAGAAACTATAGATAAAAATATAATGAAAAATACTTTAAAAAAATCAGGTGGTGGTAGCCTTAAATCTAATCGTAGCTATCGTGGTTATGGTGCAGCAAGGAAAGGATAATTAAAATGAATATTCCAGCAAAAATATTAAAAGAAGCATCTAAATTAGCTTTAAAAAGAAAAAAGAAAAAAGACATTCTTGAAAAAGAATCTATAGTTACAGCTAAAAAGAAAAAAGAAGCTGTTAAAGAATTAAAAAAAATGAAACCAGGTTCAATGCCAGGTATTAAATCTGGAAGTAGAGAATCTGTTGCTTTAAAAGATGTTTTAGGTCCAAAAGATTTTACATCTCAAAGTAGTAATACAAAAGGTTTACCAAGATTTACTGGACTACCTAGCAAAAAAGCAGCTTCAACTACAGCTTCTACTAAAAAATTAGCTAAGCAATTTGCTAAAAAAGAAAGAACTAAAAAAAGATTAATGGAATTAAATAGAAAAAAAAATCTAACTGAAGCTGAGAAGTTAGAGGAAAGAGGATTAAAAAGAGATTTTGGTTCAATTAAAAGTTTACAAAAAGAAACTTCAAAAATGAAAAATACTTTAAATAAAAGAAAGAAAAAACTTCCACCAGGTGTTAGAGGTATGGCAGATTTTAGTCCTGAAGAATTAGAAAAAATTAATAAATCTCTTAATAAAAAATCTGGTCGTAGAGTTGGTGATAAAGAACGTAAAAATCTTAAAAGATTAAAAGTTGACCAAAGACCAAAAAAAAGAAAGCAACCAATTGACCCTAGAGATATATTTATAGAAGGACCTAGAACTACAGGTGGTAATAAAGGTGGTAGAGGTATGGGTAAAGCACTACGTGGTGGTGGTAAAGTAATGAGAGGTTAAATGTCGTACAGTCCTTCAGGCACATATAATTTTAATTTAGAAATAGGTGATGTTATTCAAGAAGCTACTGAGATGATTGGTGGTGAGGTAACTCTTGGTGAAGAACCTAGAAGTGCAAGAAGGTCAATTAATTTAATATTAAGTGATTGGCAGAATAGAGGTGTATGTTTATGGACAACAAATACGACAACTGTAAGTGTAGCTGCTAGTACATCTCAAGTAAGTTTAGGTAGTCATGTAAGTGACGTAATGCAAGTTGTGGTTAATAGAGATGATACAGATTTAGAAATGACACGTATATCTTATGAAGAATATTTAAAGATACCTAATAAAGGACAAACAGGTAGACCCTCACAATATGCTATTAAAAGATTTAGTGATAATGTACAATTATTTATGTGGTCAGTACCAGATGTAAATACTGATAAATTAAAAATTGAAAAGATTGATTATATGCAGGATGTAGATAAATCTGCAATACAAAATGCAGATATGCCAAGAAGATTTTTACCTGCATTAACAACTGGTTTAGCTTATTATATGTCATTAAAAAGACCAGGTATATCTGAAGCAAGAGCAAAGTTTTTAAAAGCTGAGTATGAAGAAAGACTTGGTTTTGCAATGACTGAAGATAAAGAAAGAGCATCTTTATATATTACACCTAAGATTGGTTCAATATAATGGCAGTAGGTAAACGAGCTAAAGCAGTATGTGACATATGTGGATTTGTATATCCTCATAATGTAATGAAAAAAAATAGTTTTGGTTTATTAGTTTGCCCTACAGATTTTGATGGAGCTTTTGATGAAAAAAATCATCCACAAAATAAAGCACCAGATGTAAAAGATGATGAAACAATTAAAGACCCTAGACCAACTCAAAATGAAGCATTTACAAGTTGGAATAATCAGGAGACTAATTGGGAAGCAACAACAAATTTTTGGAATATAGTGAGTAAAAATAATGCCTGATTTAACTGGAACAAAGATTTCTAATACATATAAAAGACTTATGCAAGTTAAGTCTTCTGATAATGCAGGGATAACCTCATCTCTACAGACTATTCAGTCAGGTGACAATGTTGACTCACCTTTACAACTTTCAAACTCTACATTAAATGTTAATGGTACTTTTGCAATAGGTGGTGTAAACCTTACTGCAACTGTATCATCTTTAAATGCAACTGCAGATATTACAGGTAGTCAAGGTTATGTAGTCGTATCAGGAACTAATGTTTATAAGAGAACTTTTTCTGCAGGTGATAATATTGTATTAACAAATGAAGATGGTGTTGCTAGTAATACAGGTATTGCTTTAACAAGCACAGTTGCAAATGTAAAAAGTTTAGGAGTATCAGCAGTTTCAGCTACAATATTAGACGTATCAAAAACTATTACTTCTTCAATTGTAAGTGCAGTAGATATAAGAGGAGCAACAGTAAGTGCATCACAATTAAATGCAGCCAATGCAACAATTGTAAGTACAGTATCAGCAGGATTTTTTGTAGGTGATGGTTCAGGTTTAACAAATGTTCCTTCTGCTGAAGGTGGCACAGTAAATGCAGTAGTTGCAGGGACAGGACTTAATGCAACTGTTAATGGTGTTACTTCAACAACTGTAAATACGAGTGGTACTATAAATGTTAATCCTAATCAATCTTTAGGTACAGTATCAGTTTCAACAGGTTTAATTGTTCCACAAGGAGCAATAACTTTTTCAGTTCCAGTAAGTGGAACTTCAGCAGTCTTTACAGGTAATGTATCAGCAGCAAACATTTATGCATCAACAAATGTATTTGTAGGTGGAACTGCAGTACCAACTGCTTCAAATGTAGCAGCAGTATCAGCATTAGTATCAGTAAACACAGCAGCAATTACTTCTATTAATGCTATTGTTGGAGACTCTATTGCCACAAGTGCAGCATTAGCTTCAGTTTCAGCAGCTATGGCTACAAGTATTAATAATACTAATACTGCATTAGCAACAACTTCAGCAGCATTAGCTACAAGCATAGGTAATAGTAATACTAATATAGCTGCAGTTTCAGTTTTAACTTCAGTTAATGCAGCAGCTATTACTTCAGCCAATACAGTTATAGGTGCAGTGTCTGTACTTACAAAAACAAATTTAGATGCTATTACTTCAATTAATACAGTTGTAGGAACTGTTTCATCAACTCTTGCAACAAGTATTGCAAATGTTTCATCAACTATGGCTACTTCCATAGGTAATTCAAATACTAATATTGCTGCAGTATCAGTATTGGCTTCAGTAAATCTTGCAAGAATAGTTGCAACTTCAGCAGCTTTAGCTACAAGTATAGGTAATCAATTACCTAAAGCAGGTGGAGCAATGACTGGAATACTTTCAGCAACTGATGTTATATGTAGTGGAGTAGGTGTAGATGTAGATGCACTATTAGGAAAAGATTTAAGAATTGCAAAAGCTGCAGTAGCTGACATTGTAAGCTTAACTGATGCTGCAAGTATTGCAATTGATTTTAATGCAGGTCAAAATTTTGCAGTGCAATTAACAGATAATAGAACTTTAGAAAATGCTACAAACTGTGTTCCTGGACAAACAGGAAGTATATTTGTAATACAGGATGGAACAGGAAGTAGAACTTTATCATTTGGAAGTAATTATAAATTTCCTGGTGGTACTGCTCCTACATTATCAACAGGTGCAAGTGCAGCAGATAGGATTGATTATATTACATTTACATCAACAAATATTCATGCAGTTGCTACATTAAATGTGAGTACAGCTTAGTGGTTAGAAGAATACCTAGAAAAAAAGGTCAACCTGCTAAAAGTAAAAAACATTCAGACTTGTATACAGATGAAGACCCTAAAGGGACGATACATGGTTTAAAGTTTGCAACAGTAGCAGATGCACAAAGGTCAATAAGAAAGATAAAAAATTCTACTCGTAAACATAATCATAAAACACAAGCAGCGATTGCAATGGAA